TATTTTTTATCAACAACATCACTCTCAGCTTTTTTAATATCGAATTTCGCTTTTCTATACTTTTCATTTCCTATTCCAGAATTTAATGATGTATAAAATAAATTACTATAAATATCAGCATAACAAAATAAAACATCATCTGGAACATATGATCTTTTTAATACATGACGAATGAAATCAAAATTACTTTGATTCGATTGATACCATGTCATATTATCAGAAGGAACTATTTTAAAAGGATTTGAAAATTTTAATTTTGAATTATTAGCAATTTCCGCTAAAACAGAAGAAGAATTTTGTTTAGGGAAACTTTTATTTTTCAATTCAAACATATTACTAACTTTTAAATGACCTGTAATATTTATAATACTTTTTCTATTATCACCCAAAATACCAATATCATAATCATCTAATAAAAAAATCATACTTAACGGATTTTCATCATTCTCATGTTTAGCTAAAATAACTTTTATTTCTTCACTATCTTCCATTGGACTTTTTTCAATCAAATACCCATCATCCACTAACTGAATTTCTATTGTAGGTAAAATATTAAAAATCCACTCACGTATAATTAAAAATGTGATGTTTACTGGATTATATTTTTTATTCTTAATCTCTAAACTTACATAATATTGTATTCCACCTAATTGTCCTTCTTCAGCCATTTTAATTTCCTCTTCTAAACTGAACAGCAGAATAAAAATCTTCAATGTCCCTAACATCTGGAACCTGTATTACATCTCCTATATTTATATCATTCCACATATCCTGAATTTCTGGATTACATTTCATAATAATCCACCAATAATTCATCTTACCAAAAATACTTAATGATAATAAATCAGGTCTACCAATAAAACTCCTCGCAATAGTCTTATATGACATAGGTCTCTTTATCATAAATAAATCCCAATTGTTATTTACAATATCCATTTCAAGAACATTATTAACAACTTCTTCTTTCATATAATTAATTCGAGAATATTTATTCATTAAAACTCCAAACTAAATAAAAGTAACTCTTGTTTGTGTTTGTATTTTGTTCAAACCTATAGATTCTATATCTGTTAAACAAACCTGTGACGAAAATCCAATCGTAAAATTCGCATATAAAGGACCGCCAGTTCTTGTCATCTCTTTAGAAAACTGAACTTCTAACGATTCAATCACCATACCAGATTTTTTAAAGAATTGACCAATCTCAAGATTGATAGGTGCTGGTGATGATCTAATTAAATCAATGTCCCCTAATCCTTCAGTAGCATTTTCATAACCTTTTTTTAATATATTACCAGCGTTACCTGTCAAACCTTTAAATGTAGTATCAATAGTCGCTGTTAATGTCGAAATAGTATCTGAAGCAAAATTAAGCCCAGTATCAACTGATTGTTCTATAAATTGTGCTGGTTTTTCACCAATAACTTTAGCAGCAGCTTTAATAGTAGCATCTTCGACTGTTTTAAAAATTCCTAACATTTCTCCTTTGACATGTAGTGGTTCAATCCCATTAACACCACCATTAGCAGGTAATAAATATTTTGACAATGCTCTCGCAGCTAACATTGGTTGCCCCTCTCCATCCCAATCTACAACCATCATATTAATATTAATATTTAAATAATTTTCACCGACAATAAATACTTTTTTAGAAGCATATGAATTATCAAGCGAAGATCCTCCGAGTGCTAATAATGGTGAAGAAACATCATATATTTTCCTACCTAATTCAAATGTTTTTGATAATACAGATGAACTCGCTACAGTACCCATAGACGACCAATTTGCAGCAAGACTATATCTAAATCCATTATCATCAGATAAAACACCAACAACAGAAGGATCTATTTCTCCTGTATTTCTCGATTGTGGTGTAATTCTAACTACAGAATAACCATTCTTAGTACCTTCAACATCACCAATTGCAGCGAGATATGATTTCTCATTAAATAAACTTTTATCTATAGCACCTGAAATAAATGACACAAAAAACCCCCTTAATTTAACCTCTCATATTTGTATCGATAAAAGTATTTTGACTTTTAGGAGATGGCATATTATTTTTGAAAGATCCACCCATTGCTTGCGCTAATTTCTGAATAGTACTATCAGATAAATTAATTTCATTATTAGCAGATGAACTAATGCTACTACTCGATGGAATACTAACATTTGGCATATTAGAAGAACTACCACTTGAACTAATAGACGATGCCGAAGAACCACCACTCGATGTTGATGGTGAACTGACACTCGCATATGTTCCAGTATTAGATGTTGGTGTTACAGCAACGCTTCGAGAAGCACCACCAACAGCCATTGTTTCATTTGATCTTTTTAATGTAGAATCAAATCCACCTTCGGATTTCGCCACAGAAAAGTGCATCGCATCTTTTATAGTATTCCAATTACCACCCCAACCAATACCATATTTCGCAGCGATAGCACCTACATTCGCTGGCATATCAGTAACTAATTTTGTTCCCTTGACATATGGATTTTTTTTAGGATTAATATCAATAGCAGCACCAAAAGCATGATAACTTTTCGCAGTACCACCATACATTGCTCTATCAGAAAAACCACCAAGACTATCAATCTTATATCCAGTTGATTCTAATTCATCAATAAATGCTTGAAACTTTGCAGCATATTTAGGACTGACTTGTGCAGATTTACCAGATCTCGTAGTGATAATTCCCTTTGCTATATTTCCTACGTTACCTTTGCTCGGTGGAGTGCCAACATCGCCGACAGCTGATGGTGTAGGTGCTTTTGTAGCAGGAATCGATCCACTTGCCTTATTTGACGCACCTCCTGTATTTAATACAGCATTGGCATTCGTAGCGATAGCAGTTCCTGCTGTTTTACCATAACCCTCAGATTTAGCGTTAAAATCTTTAGATTTTTTATTTAAATCATTAGCAACATTTTTTGCTTTTTTCTCAAGTTCGATTTTTTCAAGTGATTTTTGTTTTATAAGTGCTTCTTTAGCGGATTTCTCATTTATTGCTTTTTGTTTTTCATCTTTCGCTTTCTGTTCAGCTTCTGCTTTTTTATTGAGATCATTTTTAGCAGTGTCATCAGCAGTTTTTACAGATCCCATCAAAGATGCTACTCCACCAGAAACCCATTTTAAAGCAGCACCACCATTTTTAACAATATAATCAGCTGCACCAAATATAGCAGTTCCAGCAGTAATTAATAATTCCCCTGATCCTGGTAATAATGTTTCCATCATATTAGCAATTCCAAGAATACCAGCTTTTGGGTCTTTAGCAAAATTAATTAAAGAATCAATACCACCAATAAACATTCCTACAATTGGTAATTTTTTAATTTCTTCAAATCCAGAAACAGCAAAATCCGCAATTTTACCACCAACCATACCCAAAAATTCAGGAGTTTTTTTAATTACCCATTCAACACCATCAATTAAAGGAAAAAAAGTTTTTGACATAATAAAAGCAGCACCAGGAAACCATCCAAAACTACTCATCAATACCTGTTTAACTCCAGTTGATACGTTACCACCAGCAATAGTTTCAATACCTTCAAACATACCAATCAAGCCACCAATAACAGGAATTTTTTTCCAATCAGTTTTATTAGTCTTTTTTGGTTTTATTTCTTTTTGTTCTTTTCCACCAAATGCTTTTGATAAATCTCTCGCAACAATAATACCATCAATTAATAATTGAATACCTAATGCTGCAGGTGCTCCAATTCCAGTCAAATATAATAAATTAGCAAGTCCAGACCCTATTTCTAATAAACCACCAACAACATCACCCTTTCTAAATCTATCAATAGCAAACATTAATGCTAATATAGAACCCACGATAGGAATTTTTTTAGATGCAGATTTGCTAGCAGCAGATGATCCTATTTTACCACCAACTTTTAATATTTCTGTTGATGTTTTTGCGATTTTTAACGCTTTTTCTGATTTATCAAGAACCTTCGATCCAGATTTAATTAATTTAGCAGCCTTTCCTAATTTACCAGCTTCTATTGCTTTATCAGACTTGTTTATTAAATTTTTACTCTTGTTTAATAATTTACCGGCAGTATTTAATGCTTTCTTTGCTTTTAAAGCTTCTTTTGCTAATTTCGTAGCCTCTTTTGCTTCTTTTGAAAATTCCCCAAGACCTAATATTTTTTTAAAAATATTAACACCAACATTTTTAAATGCGTTAGGAATATCAAAAAAAGCATGTTTCATTCCCTTTACTAATGAAAATAAAAATTCAGTCTTACCAGTCAATAAAAAACCAATTAAACCAGTACCAGCTAATGCCAATGAAATACCCATTAATAAATCTTTGAAAAAATTTCCACCATCTTTCTTTTTTGCTTTAGCATTATCTTTTTGTATTTTATTATTTTCTTTCATCAATGATTCTAAGTCATCGACACTATTCAATAATTTTTTATTAGGATCTGCTTTTTTCACATAATCTTTTCTTTCAGCAACAACAGATTTATTTCCACTATTTGACAATTTAGAAATATTACTATTAAGAGTACGTATACCTTTCGATAATGAATTTAATGATGTAATAAGTAAATTCATATCTTTAATATTGACAAGTGAATTTTTATTTTTCGCAGTTTGATTATTATTGGATTTCAAAAAGGAATCAATAGAACCCAATATCGAAGTAATATCTTTACCTTTATTAGCCATATTCTGATTCTTCAGAAAGCTTTGTGCTAAAAAACTTTGACCCTTATCAGTAGAACCAACTTCTTTATTATCTGCCATAATTTTTTAATCTCACTAAAGTTAATCTTATATTATATATTTATAAGATAAAAAAATAGGATGTCTAATTAGTTTAAACATCCTATTAAAAATCAACCACCAAAACCATTCATTATATTTTGGCGACCACCACCACCGGATTTTTGTTTCTCTTCATTCTCTCTTGTTCTTTGACTTACCATCCTTTCAAACATCCAAATAAATTCAAAAAATTCTTTATCATTAAAACTCGGAGATATTGCCATAGCATATCCCAATTGAAATTCAAGTTCTAAAATATCATTCAGCTTTATATTGGGGAGTAAAAAAGTCGTCCCGAAATGACACTGCTACGACAGCAGTGCCCCCACATTCTTTACATGTGACATTAACATATGGCTTAATACCCATTCCGTTCTTTTCAATTATCGTTTTAATATATGAATAATCACCAGGAGATAATTCTGTAATCCAATAATATTTCTGTAACAATGTCATTACTTTACCATTGATACTCTTAATCATCTGCGCCATAGCTAACAACTCAACATCGATATCACCAATAACATTTCTATTCAATTCTTTAAATCTATCAATATACAATTCATCTTTTACCTTCAAATAATCATACCGAATCACCTCACCACAAGGTAATGTATAATCAGCATCTGGTGAGAAATTATCAGATATTTCAGAAACTTCCAAATTATCGATTTCAAAATGATATTCAGAACTCTTCCCACATCTGTTACACTCAAAAGGAATTACATATCCACTCTCTTTATATGAATTTGCTCTCAACCAAAAAATTATAAATAACTTATCAGCAATATACATTTCTTCCAATTGAATTCCAGTAACAGTTTTCTTAATAATATCATTAAGAATAAAATCGCCGTTATCTTCGTTCATTGAAGAAATCTTCTTTACTTCTAATACTTTCAATGGTCTACCTAAAATATCACCAGATTTATAAAACTTACCCTTAGATGGCATACCATTAATCTTCCAATAATTAGAACCTTGAATATTAGTTGTCAATACTTCCATAGGAGAATCATATTTCATCATATCAGGTTCAATAATCTTAGGAATATTAGTTGTATTAGGAACCAAGTTTGTTGATGGTATTTTTCCTTCTTTGATATCCTTTACCATGTTTATCAATTTTTCATCCTCAATATCATTACTCTTATTTTTCTGAACAGAAACACGCGAACCATTTTCAATAGATTGTAATTCAGCATCACTTACATCTTCCATTACTGCCATTATAAACCCCCATTATTAAAATTATTTTCAAAAAAAATCTTTCAAATTAATGCTTGAGCAAAACTCAATGCTTGAGCAACAGCATTTTGTTTTATATATATAGTAGACATCCTATCACAACCAAAAGTTATTGATCTTTGAATTGGCCCATTTCCACCATAAGAATATTTTACAGTACCACCATTCAAAAAGAAAATATCATGAAATGTATAATAAACTATAGGTAATCCTTGTTTATCTTGAACTTCTAACACAAACGCTTTTAATTTTACAGAATTGGGTGAATTATAATAACCATCGCTATCTATAATTCTTCGTTGATTCCAATTAATAAAATAATCCACGGAACCCTTATCATCTTCTTCTAAATCAATCTGGAGATCCATATTCATAGCATTCAATAATGGAAAACTTCTCGGTATTTGTCCATACATCATTTGTTTCTTTTCAAATTCATATGTCGGAACAGATACACCTTTAATATGAAATGATTGAATGACTGGCGGAAAATCTTCATTTACAGATTTAAGTAAATTCGTCACACCTGTCTTAGGATCGGCAATTTTACCAAAAGCTGATTTAGTTTTCGATGAAAATGGATCAAATAAAAACATACCATAAAATTGCCATTCGTATTGAAGAGACTTACCACCAGCATTAGATGGTTGTAAAAACCATCTCATAGTCTCAATATTGTTCAATCCTAATGGCATATTAAATATTCTCCAGTGAAAAATTACAATAAAATATAATTTACTTATTTTCGGATTTAGTCCAAAAATCATATGTAAATGTTACTTCGAATTTCGCTTGTTCATTCGATGCGTAATCCAATGATTGAGCTGCTATTGCTGACGGCCAAGCGTTCCAAAATCTAACACCGTGAGTCATATCAGTACCATCATGTTTATATAACTTAACATAAACATCTTTACATATATCTCGTTTCTTTGAAACTTGAGATACACCACCAGTAGCACCAAGAGGATCAACTAAATACATTTGATTCTGCCAATATGATAATGCTCTCCATACCATCTGATCACTCGTCTCTTCAATAGAAACTGAAAATGTATTTTCAAAAGAAGTCTTACCAGGAAAATATTGTTTCATCCCCATAAATTCACTCGTCATAGGTTCAATAGAACGACCAGGAATTGTTGCTGTTCTTGCTCTAATTATCAAATCCTCCATTGTACCCATAATACCACCAGTTACTAAACTGATATCAGGTATCCATACTTCAAACATCCATGTACGCATAACATCTGGAAGTGCTTTCGCTCTACCTTCCAATAAAAAATTAGCCATATTATTTTTTCTCCTAAAAAAGTTATTAACATATCAATATTTAAATTTTAATTGTCCTGAATCGTAAATTCTATAAATTTTTCTATCTAACATTATTTCATGTTCTGTTTTAGTCTTATCATAACCTTCTTTAACCAAAACATCTTTTCTATATCCAAATCTATTCATCCTTACTCTATTATTTATATAATGATAATTAGGTGAAGTTTTATTTAACAAACTAAATTTTAATCTATCATAAATAGATTTGCCGTTATTCATAGTCCATGATCTATCAGCATAACTAATAATTTCAATGGGATTGTAATGTTCTTTAAAATATTTGAATAGTTTATTAGCACCACCAATAACAGAATGATTTAATTTATTACAGAATCTAATCAATTCAAATGATCCTTCTTTGCTAACAAAACCAAGATTTTTTCTTAGTTTACCAAAGGTCATTAGAGAAACTAATTCATCTTTAAAATATAAACCTAAACGAATCTTATCAACTGAAGACCCCATCAAATGATTTTCTTTTAAAAATTGTTTACTTTCTTTAGATGTAACTTCTTTTATTTCACATTTTCTACCATAAATAACTTCAGATTTATCAAGAAGATTCAATATTCTCGATTTAACTATATCTTGTTTAAACATCCAATCGTCTTCGTAAATATGAATTAAGTGAATTCCTTGTCCCTCACATTTATTAGTTTTATTTAAATGATAATTATTTTCTTTATAAAGTTCGTTATGCCAATATAGACCATTAAATTCAAAAGCCAATTTTAATTCTGGTAAATAAATATCTAATTCATATGGTGATATAATTTGTCTCGAATTCTCCAATATCTCACCACTATAGTTTTCTTTAATAAAATCAAACAATAAATTCTCAGAAATCGAATATGATATCGATGGGTTACATTTTAAACAAATTTGGACATTATGTTTATTTCTAAGATAAAATGTTTGATTATCAATAACAAATTCATTATTACATTTATTACATTTAAGTTTATAATTTTTTTGCGAATCAACATCTATAATTTCACAATCTTCTTTTTCAATTATTTTTGATATTCTATCAAATTTGTGTTTATTTCTATTTTCTTTAATATTTTTAGAAATTAAATCATTATGAACCGAACAAACATTTCCATATCTAATAATATTTGTTTCTTTCATTTTATTAACATTAACATAATTTTCATCACCATATTTTTCTATTAATGTTTCTTTCGTTTTATTCTTTTTACTAACTAAATTATTAGAACATTTTGATGAACAACATTTTCGATATCCTTTAGTTCTACCAATCCCCAAAAAATGTGTTTCTTTACCACAAACTAAACAGAACCCTTCATTCTCGGATCTTAAATATTTATCATAATAATCTTTATTAGAAATATTATGAATAGCACTTAAATGATTAGATGAAAACATTGATGGATGATAATCTATCCCATCATTACATATATCACAAAACATAAAACTCCAATGTTATTGTTTCATTAAAAAGAATCTGGAAATAAAACCAGATTCTTTTTAATTATAACATATTTACTACAAATTAGCAATTCTTACTGTATCAAACGAAATACCACTTCTCGTAATTACAGTTGATAACCGAATATATTCAATTGTTTTTGCTGGTTGAACATATATATCTACATTCATTCTATTAGCATCTATAATTTCAGGGGGATTATTCGAACCATCAACTACACATTCATATTTAATTAATCCACCTGCAGCATATATACTCCCAAGAAAAGCATCCACAATACTAAATACACGCAATCTAGTTTGAGCTGTGTTATTTTCAAAACAAAATTGAAGAAGCGATCTCTCAATATTAGTCTCAATATATAACAAGTTTCTCCTTACATTAATTCTATCAAGAGATGATGCCTTAGTTTGTGCTGTCTTCTGACCCCAAAGAAAATGTCCACTTCCCCTAATAAATTTCGAGGAATTAATATTCCTATCGTATAGTTGTCCTATTTCATTATCAGAGAAAATTTTTCTTTTGTCAATAACAGAAAGAATTGCTCTATTGGTTCCGGCCGGAGCGTCCCATGAATAACCTATATTGTCAACTCTCGCATAAACAGCAGCTGCTAAAACGGAATCCGGAATCAATACATTTTTATCATTATAAGTATCTTTGATTTTTGAATATCCGGCATATAAAGATACATATGATGGAGTTCTATAACCATAATCTTCCGAAGAAATAATATCTTCGGGCTTATCATCAGTTAAGCTTCCTGTTTGTAATACAGCAATAGCATCAGCTCTTACAGAAGCAATTCTCGCCAATTCTTGTTTGTAAGATGTATCTAAACTAGTACCAATAAGAATATTAACATTAGTATTATTTCTATCTTCAAATATAGCCCATGCTCCTGTATCATTTAAATTCGGTGTGGTATCACTTTCACCACCAGAAAGAATCATTAATCTATTAGCAGACGTACCAATCAAAGTATTATTATATTTAATATATTGATCAGTACCAGAAATACCATATGGAATCATATCAGTAGAAGTAGAAGAAACAATAGGAAAATCAGCAGTGACAGATGCTCCCTTTTTAACATAAATATATTTAGAATTTCCATTTATAACATTTTCAATGAAAAGATTATTATTATTACCATCTCTTAAATCCTCACTAAGAGATCCGTAATATGTTTCAACTGGATTAATATATAAAGCCCCATTAAGTCTATCGGAATCCGTTCTAAAATAACTTTCCCATTCAACAGTACTTTGCTTTACAAATACATTAATCTTCGCAACTTTACAAGCAATAGGAAATCCAGATACAGATGTAATTACACCTTCTGAAAGAGCTGATACCAATGGAGATGCAATATTAACAGTAGCATATGTTGCTGAATTGTAATAAAAAGCAGAAGTCGTCATAGTAGGATATTCATCATAATTCAACTTCCAATCAGCAGAAAGATTAAATGGTTCGATAGTAACAGCAATATGATTACCTTCAGTTCCCATACCAATAGAACCGATTACTAAACTTCCAGTCGCTCCTGTTGTGGCATAATCATCAAGAATACTAATATATGATTTAGTATCAAGACGATCACCAACTTCAAAATTTGTACCACTAATTCCAGAACTATCTATCACAAAACTCAAATCGCCGATTCCAGAAATATCAATTTCGGCATATTTATCATTATCACTAAAACTTCTAACAACATAAAGATTAGAAGATTCTTTAAGGAATTCAAGAGCTGCATATGAACCATAACCATATTCAGGTGTTAATTTACCAGATTCTGTATTACTAATCCCAGAAGTAAATATAGGTTCACCGAAAGTCTCGATGAATTCTTTATTATTTGTAATAAGAACAGGTCTATTAACTGCCCCTTTCTTAGAATGAATTACTACAGCACCATTCGACGTGCCAGTAGGAACCATAATTTCCGATAAATCTATTTCCTGACGAGTAACGCCAGGTACGCTAAAATTTCTCATATTAAATTCTCCTATTAAATATTATCTTATTTTTCTAATACGATTTCTTTTTTCTTTTTAATTTCTTTAATTATAGGCAACACTATTTTTAAAGGTTCTACAATAGTATTTATGATTTCAATTTTCTCAGATTTAATTTCAGTAACAATTAATTTCGGACCACACTTACCAGCACATGGATTTCTACTCATATTAATTCCCTCTTAATGTATTTATAATATTAAAAATTATCTTCATCTATATATGGGGTATAATTTGGATCCGAACCCTCACTACCACTACCATCTATATTTATAACACTATTATCCGAGATTTCTTCATCTTCATCATATTCACCATATTGAACATTATATTCATTAGAAATCCCAATCTTATCATACGATTTTCCACTATATTCATCTGACTTGATAAAATATAATGACCAAAGTAAAGATGTCACAGCATCATCGTGTTCATGCTTTCCTGCAGCGAATATTCCTGGTTTTATTTCCTCATATCGACTCAATTCATATATTGTTCTTTCATCACACAATTTCAACCAATTCTTTTCAACATATTCTTTCAATAAAATATTAGCAATCTTTTTTGATTTTTTTGTACTTCTAACACCTAATGATTTTGGATCTAAATTAACCAAATTTTCATATTCTAATTCATACCAAACACAATCACATACGGCATGACCAATATCATTATTCTCTATCATCATATGAGCATTATTATAATATTGTGCTATTGATACGCATACATGAGCGAAATCTCTTGGTGCTATTGTATTATTTCTATATAATGCCACTTGTTCTAAATCAAATTCATTTCGAATTCTTAATACTTGTATCACTGCATAATCTCTTCCAGTCCCTTTACAAGAGTCAACCCCAATAACATATTCAGCATTATTGACTGGTTGTTCATATATAGAGAATAATCCAGTCCATTTTGTGTGTTTTGGTATCTTAAATACTATTCTCTCTAATACATCAGAATCTATTAATGAGGAATTCGAACCTAAAAACTGACAATTCTTACTGACTATATCATTTGTGTAATATGAATTATCTGGAGATGCCACATCAATTAAAGAATATACATTTTCTTTCTTCTTATTAAATGTAATCTTATCTATTCGTTTCTTACCACTTATTGTATCTAATACATCTCCTTCTATTAGATCAATCGCCTTCATTTCTATTCCTTCTAATAGAAATATATGATCTGTCGATACTTCTATGTAATTACCATCTTCCAAGGTAATCTTCATTATAATTACCTTTAAATTAATCTTAGCTACTGAATCAAATTTAACCCAACCATATGGAGTCAATACTTCATATTCTTCAATCTTCTTAAACTTGTTTTTCATTTAACTTCTCCATAAACTCTTCCTCTGTCAAATAATTCTTTGAACTATTCGTACTTCTGGAACATATACAAAGATTTTGCGATGAACTAATTTCTAATGGATCAATATTATTGACATATCCATATTTAACAGAAATTTTATGATCTATCGTTGGTTGTTTAACATTAGAATTCAAACTTCTATTATTATTAATTTGATATTAATATTTCACCAGTATAATAATCTTTACCATCCCAAGATTCAAATAATTTATCTTTGAATTCTTTTGTTTTTAAATAAACCAAATCCCAATATTTTTGATAATCGTTTTTAATAATATCAGAACGCCAATTACCAGTTTTTTCATGAGCAAATCTAATTTTATCGGAAATAAAATCTACTTTAGAAACATTATAGAATCCATATTTTTCTAAACAAGTTTCTTTTCTTTTATCATTAATATCATCTTGTTCTTCTTTTGTTAAACCTCGCCAAAATGCTTTTCTCTTCTCATTAACTTCTTCTTTATTTCCATTCAATGTTTTCCATCTCGCTTCCGTACAACTTTCTGTTAAAAAATTATGTTTAACCCCATATTTCTTCAAACATGTTTCTTCAACTCTTTTCTTACATTCTTTAGTTTTCGCGTAATTATCAATACCATATTTATCATTACATGTTTTCCTACTCTTCTCAACTACAGATTTCATATCCCTATATTCATATGATTTTGAAATTTTGTCTTTCATATAATCTGAAGTCGTACTACATTTATTACAACAAAATTGCTGATAACCCCTATTATAACTCAAGAATTTTGTTTCTTTTCCACATAAACAAACACCTTCACCTTCTTTTTTAAAAAATAAATCATAATAATCTTCGACAGAAATTCCATTATGTTCTGTTTTTAAATGATAACGACTGAAACTATCAATCACTAAATTAGTTTGGGTGTTACAAATTTTACAAAAAACTCTTTCCTTTTCCATTTTGACTCCTTTATAAATATATTCAAGAGGGACATATGGGAAATTTGACTCCCCCATCGCAGAATTGCAGTTCTGCTTACCTCTCTTCTATTTATATTTTTTGTTATTGAACAGTTCACCTATCTCTATTGTTTCTTCGATTTTAGTATCAATGTGCCTAATTTTTAAAAGAGTATCTACTTTTGGGCATTGAAATTCTTGCAACCAACGACTTATTCCAATATCTTTAACAATTTTCTTTTTAAATTTTTCATCTCTACCAGGGATTTCTTGCCAATTAACGCTGATAGGATAGAAGCTATTTTCATTACCATCTTTACGATTGGCATTAACCCAGAAGTTATAGAAGTGATTCATACCGTAAGGAGTTTGATGACCAACAATATTATTATACATTACAGAATGACACCAATCGTCTCCGGTTTCATTTAAAGAGAAATCATAAACATTATTATTTGATTCATTAATATAAGATATTTTTTCCCATTTTTCTTTTTTAAATTTAAGGATGCTATTTGAATCGGTAATTATTTGTTTTTTATCAATAAATTTAAAATTTATAATATGGAAAAATCTATCAGACATAGTTTTATTTAATAATAGTTTAAAGGAATTATCAGATTGAGATAATTCGGAAAGGATGCCGAAATTGTTTAAAATGGCTCTAATTTGAGATATTAGAAATTGTGAATGGTGAGAGATAGAAATTATACCATCATCAATAATAGCAGATGAGTCAAAAATTCCTTGAATGAGATTGATCATATTATCTTTAGTTAGAGAATATAATTTTTTGGGAATTGATATTTGATCATTAGATAAATCAAAATTTAGTGTTTTCATAATATCGTTTAAATATTTTGAGAATATTGTATAGTTAATATTATCGAAGCAACAAAAATCTAACTCTAATTTTTTTAAGAAATTACCAATATAATCATTACTCGATATAGTTATTCCGTTAATACAATCATTATTAGTATTATCTAAAATAAAGATTTTTCCATTAGCTATAAACATTCCTAATAAGTATACTAGATCAGAATCTATTGAATCGTTATTACCCCAAATATCTTGACCATATTTAATGCAAAGATAATCATTAGTTGTTAGTTGAGAAGCAGTTTCCCATTTACATTCACCATCTCTACTAATCCATAATTTATGATTAAGAGAACATTCGATTTTAGACGATACTGTTGATAGAATTCGGGTGGGTACGAATCCGCTATTGACTATTAGGCTTCCATCATTAAAGCCTCTTCTACCACATACAGTATAGCGAGAAACGGCATATCCGATATCACCATTAGGTTCTCTATCATAATCTATAAATTCTGATACTTGAGATATACCATTTGGGGTTAAAACGAAAGTATCATCAGTGACACACGACACCATAATAATTTTGGATGATTTTCCTGAAGTGATAACGGGATAAACAGAGGCGATAAAATCATCAGCGATATGTTGAGGTACTTTGGCAAATTCATCAAGATATAATAGGTTAATAGTATATCCAGTTAATGCGTTTGATGATGTAGCTGCTGCGATTAATCTGCTACCATTTTCTAAGGATAATTTTTTCTTATTCCAACCATCATCAGTTACGCCTTGTTGTAACCACTTAGGTAATTTACTGAAAGACATTTTAATTTTTTCTAATATTTCGATTGCGAGACTTTCTTTATTTGCCATTATAGCAACAGTTTTATCCTTATTAAATAACACATACCACAATAAAAATATAGAGGAGATTGTTGAATTATGTGATAATATACCATCCGTGAAATATGTATGGTTATCGGAATCTATAGATAAATCATACATATTATCGGAATCAATATCTAATTTCTTTATTGAGATAACATTTTCCAATCCTGTTTTTGTAATAACTTTATCATCACAAGTTAAATCTTTTATGAATTTTTGAATAGATCCCTCAACCATTACTATATGATCATCAGCACATTTAAGACTATAATTAACAGTATCCAATTGCCAAACATCATATTTAATTGTTTTATGAATATGAGTGATATCTTTCCAACCATCTTCTGTTTCAACTTCCCATTCATCAGTAGAATAAGATTCTATAAATTTCTCATCAATGGGTTCAATTTGTTTATTCATTCAAAAACTCCAAACAATCATTAACTGTTTTTTTACTATCGTTATAATAATATCTCTCATCAACATGAAATATTTTACAATTCAATTTTTCAATAATATCAATATCCCTTTGATCATCTCTTTTTTTATTTCCCCTTTTCATACCATGCCAATATTCACCATCAAATTCTATAGCTTTATTTATTTCTGGAATATAAAAATCTAAAAATCTACAACTATTATTTTTAGTGATAACCATATATTCATTATTTTTTTTATCACCTTTAGTAGCATAATGAATATTCACATATTTTTCTTTTATTTTATCATATATAGAATCGAATAATTTCTGAGAAACTTTAGAATATTGAATCACAGATCGTTTAATCCTATCTCGCTCTTCGATAGACTTATTATTAAGTGTTTTCTGCCAACTCAATTGTCGTTCTTGCCATATTCTTAAACCTTCTATTTCACCATACTTTTCTTTACATATTTTTAAACTAAACGTGGATTGATTTTCACTAATAATTTTTTTAGATTCTTCTTCAGTAAACCCCTTATTCAACCAATATTCAACTCTCGTATAGAGTTTTTCGGGATGATTTTTATATGTTTCACTTGTTGATTTTGAAGCTGTTTCTTTTCTATCAGAATTTTTATTATACCATTTAACATTACATTCAGTATTATAACAAAATTTATTATAACCATCTGTGAATGATGAAAATTTAACATCTTTACCACAATACAAACATTTACCTTTAGGATCATCTGGTTTCAATATATATTTCACATAATATTCTTCACTATCAATATCCTTATGCAAAGCACCCAAATGTTGTCGCAATCCACCGATAGTGTTATAACCAACCCCACATATTTCACATATAAAATTTAATTTATCTGATTTTTTTCTTTTGAAAGTTTCGTAATGTTGTTGATTGCAAAAATTTCCAAATTTTGTAGATCTAAATAATCTATCACCACACAATTCACATTTAATATCCAACCTATCAAAAATCTCATCAATATTAGAATCTTTATGAATTTTTGAAATGTGTGTTAAT